GCAGTAATTTTAGTAAGTTGATTTCCCCAATTATAAATAAAAACGCTAGATTTTCACAAGATATAGTTTACTCAAGCAATAGTCCTTTTCAGAAACTTATTAGTTTAGGATGTTATGTTTATGCTGATTTTGATTCTCCTATTATTAGTTTCAGAACTAAACATACAACTGATGCAAGTGGGGGTGCCGATGAGGCAACTCACCCACAAATAGATAGTGCAGATTATTTCCCCGTAGCAGGAGATAAAATATTTTTCAAATATGATGATGGAACAATATGTTATGCTGGAGAGGTTCTTACTTATAATATCAGTTCCGACAAAAAAGCGGAATTAACACAAACAAGTAGGGCTTCCAATCATTATTATGTGGGTCGCCCAACAGCATATTATGTGCCTGCCAACACTAAAAATTATATTTTTAATAAAGCATTGAACTCTAATATGTTTATAGATTCAGCCACATCATTAACTGGAGCATCTGGTAAAGGTGCCTTTTTTGAAAGTGGATATAAATTAACTAGTTCTGGTGCAGAAGATACTGCTTTAATTGGTTCTTCTGATATTAATGTTGCGGGGGCAATTGGCTATTATATCAGTGATACTAATCAAATAAGAAATGACTATGCGTTCCAAACTAAATTAGATAATAATGCTTCTCCAAAAGTATATTCTTCGTTTGATACTATTAATACTTTAATTGACTTCACGATATTGAAAGTTTCTAAAGAAGACAATAATACTATTGTTGAAATTGCACCATATTTACCTTTAACTTTAGGAAGAGTAGATGTTAATTATGCTAATACTCAAGATACTACCTTTTCTACTACAACATTAGGCGAACTTCTTAGTTATGAAAGTAACAATAGTTGGGCGGTGGTGGCTGTATCAGATGGTTCCGCAGCATTATCTAGTATCGCTAGTCCAAGAAAATATCATGGCAAACCTGTATATGTTGGTAATGTCTTTCAAGGTTTTTTGCGTCAGGCTATTCTTCAAAATGACCATACTTATATTTATATATTTTTAGATAGAAAATGGGATGGGACATCTACTGGAGAAGTGAATGTTTTAGAATATACTAATGGTGCCTCTACTTCTACATATAGTGAAAGTAGTAAATTAACTCATGAGTTAAATTTTTTAAATGGTGCTCATTTACACGGTGGTAAAATAATATCTTTAATTAATCCAGTAGTTATGAACTTAACTACTGGCTCTTCTGCAACTGCTACAATTACTGTTGCTGATGGAGATGCTGCAAGCGGAATGACTGAGAAAGAATATATGACTATCCAATCTACTGATGGCACTGAACTGAAATATGTTATAGTAGATGATAATACCACTACTGTCGCTACTGGTGACATATTAGCATCTGATTCTGATACTGGTTCTTCTACTGCTGGTTCAGCACTTGTAGGTGGTATAGCAGTAGCAATCAATTTAACAGGTTCTCTTTCTACACAGACTGACTTCTTAATTCAATTAAAGGCAGCCATTGAGAATGTTAATGGGCATGGCGGTAAAATAAATGTTTCTGATGTCCCTAATGTTGCTGCAACTGCTACAATTACTGTTGCTGATGGAGATGCTGCTAGTGGTATGGCGGAAAATGAAAAGATAACTATTCAATCAACAGATGGAACTTCTAAACATTATATCATAGTAGATGACCAATTATCAACTGTTGCAACAGGAGATGTTGTAACTTCGGGCGTAACTGATGTTGGTAGCACTACTGCTACTGCTTCTGGAGTAGCAGTAACTATTGATTTAACTGGAACTCCTGTAACTCAGAATGCCTTCTTGGTTCAATTAAAAGAGGCTATCGAACACGCTAATGGACATAACGGAAAAATAACGGTTTCTGATGTTCCTACACAGGCAGATGGTAATCAAGTTATTACACTAACTCAGATTATAGGGGGAACAGACGGAAACAATACTATTACTGATGATATATCTCAAACTACTCTTGCCGGATTTACAGGCGGCCTTACTGCTGTTGACGGCGCACAATCAATTACATTAACTCAATATACAGGAGGAACAGCCGGAAACAATGCTATTTCTGATAATATATCTCAAACCACTCTTACCGGATTTACAGGGGCAGGTATAGCCGCCATCGGTGAGATTACGGTTATAGATGGTGATGCGGTTACAGGTATGACTGAAAAAGAATATATTAATATTACATCAACTGATGGCACTCTAAGGAAATATGTTCTTACAGACTCAAATAAAGGTGGAGTTGCTACTGGAACTGTATTAGCGTCTGATTCTGATACTGGTGCGGGAACGGCTGGTTTAGATAATGTTGGGGGAATTGCTGTTGCTATTAATATATCAGTTAGTCCTGACCCTGAATCTACGCAAAATGATTTCTTAGTTCAGTTAAGGAATGCTATATTACACGCTAACGGACACAACGGTAAAATCACAATAAGCACTAGTGCTACCGATAGTAATGGTGACGGTGTGCCTGACGAAGCAAATGGTAATCAAACTATCCAATTAACACAGAATACTGGTGGTCATAATGGTAATACTGCCCTTCCTAATACTATTTCTCAAATAAATGTCTTGACTTTTTCTGGAGGCTATACGGCTACACAAAATAAAGATAGAATAGGTGCATTTGATTATCCTATGCACTATCAAGAAACCACATACGGCATAACTAGTGCAGGCCCCAATAAAACTATATATACTTATTCTGAAAAATACGGTAGTCCTCATTATAGAATACTTAATTTAGAAAAAGGACAATATAATCAAACAACTCATACTAATACTGGAAGTAGTCTAAAGGAGAACAAATATTATGCTAATATTACTAGTAAGATACCTTATTATGCCAGCGCCTACAGGTTTAAAACAGGACATACTGCTAATACTCAGGCGGCGTCTGGCACTACTGAAAGAACGGTAATTGGAGTGGGTAAAACTGGGCAAACTGACTTCATTGGAACTCCTTCTAATATCAGACAAGTTGCAGAACCTCATTTACTCATTGAATCTAGAGGATGGAAACCTGTTATGGGTTCTAGATTTTTTGACACTACTATACATTATAATGACAATTCTGCTGACCCCGATGTTACAGGTAGTCAAGATGGTGATAGTCCAGAAACAGTATTATTTACTCCAGATGCAACTCTTACCACTGGCACTACTGCTTCCACCGCTTCTCCTTATGGCGCTATTGATAAATTTGATTTAATAGACCCTAAAATTGCAAGAATGTTTCTTTTTGCTAATTCTGATTTATTACCATATTCATCTACTAGATATGACAGTTTAATGTATTCAGGACAGACTAGAGATATAAGCAAGTATTCTTTATTTTCTTTAATTGACCCTACTCCTACAACAAATTCCGAAACAAAATCTATGTCATTTGGTGGTTCAACGAGCACAGTTACTAAAGATTCTAGTTATGCCTCGGCTAAAATTATTGAATCAGATAAAACAATTAATTCACTTAAAAGATTCTCAATGATGAGGCTTACAGAAATAGTATTTGATTGGCATTATAATCAATTTGACCCTGAAAATATTCCAAGTAAAGACTCTGTTCTTTCTAAATTTGATTATAAAAGTTATGATTTTGTAGCAACTTCTTGTTTCTCTGTTCTAAATGACCCTGAGTATTATACTTCAGACCCGCCTACTTTAACAAATGTTGTTACTGACCCTTTAGCCCAATTTGCCGTAAACGATATTGTTGCTGATTCTGAAGGTAGATATATTGGACAAATTGACAGTGTTTCAGGAAGTGGCCCATATACTATTACTTTTACTGCGGCTCCCTATAAAACAAATGGTAATGCTTATTATTATGGAAGGCTCTATAAAGCAACTCACGCAGACATAGTTACTAATACTAATACTATATCAGGACATGGCGCTCAAGACTCTTTTGTTGTTCTTAATAATGATATACATATGTTAAGGTCGGCAGTAACGATGGAAGGCAACCATTATGGCGCAGACCCGTCTTCGTTTTTTACTAAACATACTGTAGAATTAATGCCTCAAAATCCTCATGGTAGTTCTAGACCTAATATTTACTTACCTGTTGCTTTTAGTAGTCCTACAAGCGCAACTGGTAATTTAGAAACTCCTGCCACTCCAAGTAATGGCGACCCCTTAACTGCTGGTTTTAGAACTAATCACCCATCAAGAGTTCTTAAAGCGATAGATATTATTCAACGTAGCACTGAAGACGACTCTACTCCTGATACTAATGCTGCTACTCTTGCTTCTAAGACATATCAAAATTTATTACCTGTATTCTTAGATAGATTTGGTATTGAAGATGGAGGAGGAAGTAAGGTAACTAAAGGAACTGCTGCTCCATCAACACTAGGAGCATGTATAAGACAACTAGGCCCGGATTTACCTAGTCTAGTGGGTATTAACTGTCAAGAAGATTATTCCATCTATGAAGGCCCAAGCGGTAAATCAAGAAGTTATAGTAAAGACGCTGATGGAGTAATGATGGGATTTAAACTAAGAATTTATAATAGTGGTAGTGCTTTATATACAACGAAAACCGCTGGTAATAAAACTGTATATACTTATTCAATGAATGCTGCTGCTGCCGGCGCATGGTCAACTCAACTTAAACATGTAAATGATTTAACTGGTTGTTATTTAGTATCTGAAGAAATTACATATGGCGATGGCAATACTCAAAGTTCAGTCATTGCGCCACCATCAATTAATAATGGTTCTCCTACAACAATAGCCTATATTATTTCTCATGAGGTAGACACAGGATATAACGCTGTTACTGATAATCGCCATCAAATCTTTGTTGTTGACCAAATTATGCCCGAAGGGTATTATAGAGTAATGCAGCCTAACCATACTTGTTTTTATGACTTTTCTCCTCAAACTATTTCATTAAATGTAATGTCTTCTAACTATACTAAAGTTTCAGGCGAAAGCAGAACATATAATAGCGATTCAATATCTGACTACTTAATAGCAGAAGGAACGGCTGATAAATTAGTAGATAAGGGGCCCATCCCAGTTAATAATCAAAGTGGCTCTGAAGCAGTATTATCTATGTATGTTATGGTAGATTTAGACGTTCAAAGTAGTTCAACAGATACAGTAGTTATTCGTGACCAAAGCCATATTGATGATATATTAACTAATGGCACAACCTATACAATGTGTGTTAGTGATGGTGAGAATGTTAATAAAACTAATATTGAATATATTGTAGATAGCAACCCACTCGCCACCACCGAAAATTTAAAAAAGTATCATAGGCATCTTAAGTTTTCTTCTCACAAAGAAATGATAGGTGTTCCTTCTATCTCTGAAATTATGAATTTAACTGTTAATGGGGAGATTCCTACTAATGCTAAACGGGCTATGATTGGTTCAGTAATATCCGTTTGTCCAGAGGCAGAAGAATTAATTGATGAATTATTAGAAGAGAATGATATTAATTATACCTTAACAAAAAATACCGACTACCCATTATTTTTAGCCCCTAATTATCAAGGGATTGATTTATTTTCTGCAGTTAATTATTTACTGGAAAAGAAAAATAAAAGATTAATTGATGTTGGAGGTTCTTTCACGATTACTGATGAGGATGATAGTTCTCATTATTCTAAAATAATTCTAAATGATAATGGTGAGTATCAGATATATGAATATGAGAAGACTTCCTCTATGTTTGATTATTATAATGAGATTGTCGTTTATGGAAGAACTCATAAAACCACTAGAAAAGATATTAAAAATATCAAACTGCGAGGAAAGAAAACACTTGAAGTTTTTGAAAATGAATTATTAACTCAAGACGAAGTAGATAAAAGAGGATTTACATTATTAAAATTACACAGTGATGATAACCAAAAATTAACACTAACGGTTGGTCATAAAGGTATATCACAAATAAGAACTGGAGATATAATAGGAGTAGAACTTCTTCGTGAAAATATACCGCTAAGACAATATATGGTTTTGCAAATAGAGCATTTGCTAACAGGTAATATGAAATTAGAATTGGGTAGATTTAGCAAACAATTAGAAGATAGATTTGCAGAATTAGCATTAATTAATCAAAGAACTAGCACTAAACTCAGAGAACAAGTTTTTGATGAAAATAATATTTCTTATGATTTTTTAACTGATTTAAATATTAATGAGATGCGCCTGCTGATTAGGACGACAGAAGTGGGAGCCGATGGCTTTTTCCTCGGATTTACTACACAGTTAAATACTGGAACCACGACTTTAGGAGTAGGGGCAGGGGAACTAGTTACTATCTTAGTGGAGGAAGAATATTGATAACAGATTCAATGAAAAGTAGCGTGGCAGAAGATTTAGTTACTGCAATTACGGCTGGGTCGGCTAAACTTGGTCTTGGTGGTAATTCTACTAGTCCAGCCGCTACTGATTTAGATGTTCCCATTACTGGAATTACTCCAAGTTTAAGTGCTATTAAATCAGATGAAAATGTAATTGAAATTAAAGTATCAATTAGTGGAGCAAGCATAGCAGGTAAAGTTATTAGAGAAGTTGGAGTATTTAAATCAGATGGAACATTATTCGCAAGAAATAATTTCACAGGCGTCGGGCCTTTTTCTTCTACTGAAACACTACAACTATTTATAATATGGGAGATTGAATAATATGGCAGTAAATAATCAGCATTTTTATGCTACACGAACAAAGGTAACAGATAATACTCAAATTAAAGATGATACTGATTATCCACATACTGGTTTAATCAAAGCATTAAGTTTAGGTATTAAAGGAAATTATGTTGTTAAGGGTTCAGCAACAGATTTTGATATTACACAAGCAAGTAGTGGCAATGTATTAGTAGTTGCCGAAGGTAAAATTTTTAGGGATGGTGCATTACATACGGTAGCAACAAAAAACTTTACTACTAGTAGTTTTGAAGCAACTACTAACACTTATCATTTATTAGTCGCTGATAGCAGTAA